GTCGTTCGTCCTTCAGGTTCTCATAGATAACTATTACAACCTCTTTCCTTTGCTTCAGTCGTTCTTCCATCAACTCTAACTTCTTCCTAAAATCTTCACTCACTTGCACTCCGCGCGCGACAAAATCTTCTTTAAGTTTCGCATATCGCTTCTCATTAGCCTCCCACTTCACATCAAACATAAATTTCTTTCCCTTCGATAATGGCGGCTTATAATTCTTCCACGGTAGTCCAGGCGAGGTGTCTAAGTCCATCGCAGGTATCAACCCACATTCAGTTCCATTAACCATTTCATCCTCTGTTAGTATTCGTCTTTCAATTCCTCTAACTGGCATCATCTTCTTCAAGACGGAGCAAATCGTCATCATCGCCATGCTTAAAGCTGCAAACGGCAGGGCTTTCACTGGCTTGCTAAATTTTAGCAATCCTGCATCATAAGGTGTTATTCCGGCTTCTCTTGCCTGTTCACTAACACCGCCCTGGCGCAAACTAAAAACAGCTGGCGCAGTTAAGACTTCCCCCAACTTTCCATAGAGATACGATGGTCGTATATCTGTTTTGCGAGCCGGTCCCTGTTCGTATTCTTTATTGGCTATACCCACATAATCCACGCTGCCCCCGGTTTTCACCATTGGCGGCCTTTCAACTGCGCTCAATAACCAATCTAAGTCCTCATCCTCGATGCATTCCATCTCATGTTTCAGCTCCCCTGTCAATTCTTCAATCATCTGTTGGGTCACTGGCCTGGCATATCCTAGCTTGCCGTTTCCAGCATTATGGATTCCAGCCACAAAACGGTTCTCACCATCCTTCACATCCGCAATGACCATAGCCGTTCCGCACATTCCTCTCTCACTAACCAATTTATACTGGAATGAGTTCACATATTGTGTCGTCGCTCCATCTTCCTTGATCGTAATTTTATCCTTTCGGTCGTAGTTCACATTTCGTTCACAGTCTGCAGTAACCAATACTGCCTCACCTCTAGTCAAAGTAGCCAATTGTTCATCGACTACAAAGAACTTCTTGATGTTCTTGAACGCTTCCGTTGAAATCGGCATACAAACAATTGCAGCGTCATTCTTCTTATTCATGCTCACTTCCTCCCTCGTTACTTGGAATCGCGATTCGATACCAGTCTTATCCCGTGTTACGAGAAGAGACACAGTCTCCCAGCCATCTGCCATCCAAAACGGATGCGCATTCAGTAACAAGAAGTGGTCGTACAATCCTAGAGCTTTACCTCTAAAAGTAGTACCCACTTCCAGTCCTTCCTTGTCATAGTGACGCACCACAACAGTACAGGCGTTAGCCTTCACTTTGCCAATCACATCACTCACATTTTGTTGCGCCGTCTGGTGTCTTACCACCCTCGGCACACCGACTTTGTTAGTCGACGGGTCTCCCGAAACAAACTCATGTTCTAATGGTTCGCTTGCCCAGGATTGATATGCCTTGTACGCACCATAAGCGGTTAAGCCTACAGCTAATGCACTAAGGCAATACAATACGACCTTCACTCGGAATCGAGCCTGCTTCATCGCACCCTCAAAAGTAGCTATCTTTTGAGCACGGTACTCTGCAAACTCATCAAATTTCATGTCCACGTCGTCTTCAATGTCGCTTGAATCATCAGCATCCGTCCACATTTCGTGGCGAAGCTTGAATTGTTGATCAACTTCGTCCCACATTTTAGCAGGACCAGGTATCTCTTGGGCAGCCATCACTTGGCCAGCCATATCGAACCCCCGTTCGAAGTCAGTACGCAATTCACCAACGATTTCGAATCTCGCTTTCTCATCTCCGATTCTTGTCACGTTATGTCTAGCTACACACGGTCCTTGATACTCACCTTTCCAGCGCATCTGATTGGCATAGGATATTTCACCATTACACAATCTTCGTCCTTCACAATGAGCATCGGCACAATCTAATACGCGATTAAAACGCGCTAATCTTTGCCTCTCCGCTTCCATCACTAGCAACACAGCATGTCCATTCTTCATCATCAAATCCATTCGATTCTCGTCATAGGCTCTCATTGCAATACCAGCTTTCGCCTGCAAACGCTTAGGCACCACTTTCTCATCGTAATAAGTAATTAAACCATTACGGACGCAGGTGCTATACAACATTCGCACAGTTGGTGTCATCAATTCATATGCCACGTTATACGTGACGGCCTGATTAAATTCCTTGTCGTAGATCTTCATCTCCTTCTTACACACACTTAGATCCCATGTTACTGGGTTCTGCTTTACCGCGATCTTTGAACTAAATTCAAATGGTCTCAAACAGCAAGCCCTCTCCGTCGACATCAAGTGTCTAGGTTCGGCTACAAAATACGGTTTGGTACCATCTCGATTTTCCTCCATAGTATCGGGTGTGTATGCGAAGATGTCTTTCTTCAACGGCCAATCAGCCTCCAACTCCTCGGGTTTAACCTCGTGCCGAAGACCTTCTCTTTCAAATACATCATCATCCAGTTCCAAAAACGGCTGTCCCGAAGGATCCGCCTGCCACCAAGTAGTAACATCTCGTCCAACAATTGCTAAGAGCTCGTAATAAAACAAGCCCTTGGCAACTCGCTTGTCGGGCAATATCACATAAGCTTTTTCAGGGCTCTGTGGTGTTTCGGTGCTACCAATGGGGACTCCACCTAATGGGTCTACTAGATTAAAATGTTTCCTTCCGCGCACGCCCGGATAGTTCTGACACTTACAACCAAGGTCTTCGCATCGAACCACTTCTACCAAGCGCGTTCTTCTTCTCCATAGTGCTTCCTTACACGCCACTTCCTTAGGTGTAGGGAACGGAACATTCGTTGTTCTTAATATCATATAAGATGAATACAACATACCTTTGTCAGCCAAAGATGCCATCACAACTGGCATTTCCACTGGGCTAACAGTCCGAATTAACTCCAAAGCTTCAGAAGCTTCAGGTGTATATCCAACTCCTTGCATAGCATCATCTTGTATATGAATGTTCTGTCCTCTATAACCGTCCATATGTTTTGTGTTCGGGTTATGAGAGTATACCAGGTTATCGGGATTCCAATTAATACCCTGCGTAACCTTGGGATTCGTTAAGTCTCGGGCAAACTGGTTCACCATTTCTGATTTACCACATCCTGCCAGTCCAAAGAAATCAAATAATGCTGGAGTACGTTTCCTTCCATCGCCTTTCGTTCGTAGCGACTGTACGTTCTCGATTTTGTACTTGCCAAAATCTCTCTCCACAGCATCAATTATCCTAGATACCTCATTAGTTAGCTTAACTTTTCCGTGCATTCTTCTCAGTTTTAGAACATTAAATGAATCCGTCAAATAGTCACAAGTTTCTTGCAACTGGACGACTCCAATGTCAGTTCCAGGCACTTTCTTTATCAAGTCCTGCGTTTGGGTAACCAATGTTTCCAAATTTATACCTTCCACGCCTTCCTCTACTAGGGCATAACGATCCGACCAACTTCGGAGAAATTGTTGTATGCACGCAATTAATTTTTGCATTATATTGCGCGCCACATCAAATCCTCTACAGCTGTTGGCAAAATCACGACCCATGTTTCCGGTGTTTCGCAATAGAGACTTCGCAGTCTCACTCGCCTGCACACCACGACCGATCAATACACTTGATATCAACGCGGCTATGGCTGCAATCATTCCATCGTGAGCTTCCACTGTGTCGCTTTGGTGTTGTATTTCTACTTCCTCCTCAACAGGGTTAATCTCACCTTCTTCCACGGTGTGGATCTCTCCTTCCGTCTTGATGACTTTATTTCCAAAAGCCGAGGCCATTAAAGCAAACTCCGTTCGCCGTATAGGTCTCAGCGTTTGCTCTCCTTTAAATCGAATATACACTGTATCTTCTTCCTCCTTCTTGCTACCAAGCAATACTTCCGCAGTCCGCTTTTTCAAAGCGGCGGCCACATCTGTGGCACGGGCAACGAAGGATGAATCCATAATCAAATCCAAGATACTACTAACTATATTAGCTGAAGTTCTGGATAAGAATCCATCAGTTGTTATATCCAATATTTTAACCACTTCCAAAATGGAAGTCATCAAAGTCGGTCTCTGGGCAGCCCACTGTGCTGCCGTCAAGGCGGCTGAAAATGCCACCTTCTTCCTAACATTCTTGAAATGTAGCTTCACGTCACGCTTCAACTCCTTCATGCCCTCTAGGACACTATAAGCGTACATCATCGATCCGCAAAACATTCCAAATTTCCTGTAAGCGTTTTGAACGCATACCTTGGAGCGAGTATAAAAATCAGCCCACGTCTCGTGCCTCATTTCAAACTTCTCGTCCCGATCGCGCTGTATTTCCATCTTAGCCAGCTTTCTCGCAGCTCTAGCGAACTTCTCTTCCGATCCGATTGACGGTCCGAAAGCCTTTCTTAGCTTCTTCGCTCTCTTTTTCACTAGATCTCGCTCTTGCTGGCGGCTGATAGTAACTAAGCCGCTCACAAAATTGTTGTTGTTGTTGTTGTTGTTGTTTTGTTGATTTGCCATGTTTACACACTGAAAAGGAGACCTAACCTAGATTCTCTAATCGTTAACACCTGGGCTTGTTAGCCTCTGTGGTGCCGACACTTAAGTCGTACGGTTTTCTCCTAATTATCTGGAATTTTCTCATCTTCCACAGTCAATCACTGTCCAAACACCCGAAGGCCGATGAACAGCTATACTGCTTGTACATAATATTATCCTTAGACCATGGCTAGGTCACTGATCAAACAGGATCAGATAGGCGTTGATACTACGCCTTGGGTAGCCCCACCACTAGACAGTGGGTAACCATCACACGTCGACTCTCACCTCGATCGTGCTCTAAACGAAAATCCGTCCAAGCTAATAGCGTTAACCATAAACTTGCGCGTCTTGTCATGAACTCTGTCGGGTTTAAGGTCCTATTGTAAGCTGTTCAACACTTAGAATAAGACCATATAAATACAATTCCTAATCAAATTACGACGATAGTGTACGGAAATACACGATCGGCGGTGAAACTAGAAATCGAAACTTAAAATCATCTCCAATTGCTTGATATATATTGTGTGGTGCATACGATACGATATTTGGTGCCTCTCCTGTAGTAGGATATCCACTAACATTGTACGTTGTGCCCACAAATGCAATAATACCTGGTTGTACGACTTGGTCATCATAATTGGTGACTTCTATTGTAGGTAACCTAGTTAAGCATTGATTGTAGTATGAATAAAAGGGGGTTTCGACTTCTACACTAGCATCTTGTGAGATGTTAGTAATATGCATAGGATATCCAGCATCGCGATCGCCGCGCATAGCTAGATTGTTAAAAGTACTTGAACAAATGTCACTGGTAGTAACTGTATTGAATAAATACGTAGCTCTATATTGTGCTGGATCTGTTCGAGAGTTATAAGGTACAAATTTGTACCTCATACTTCCCGACCACATCGCATACAATTGAGCCATACAATTCGCAAAAATTTTGCCAGTAACACTTGGTGTTTGTCCGTAAGTAGATTGATTCTTAATAACGCCGGGCCTCACAGGTAGTAAGGTGACATTATAATAATCGAACGGAGCATTAAATACTGTATTCTGAGTCCAAGTGGGCTCAGCATTTCCATAAAAGCAATATCGTCTAGCTAAGTCGCGCACGTCATTGATCTCCTCCAAAAAGTGAGAAGAATCCGTGACGTACCCGGCTCCTTTAACCATAGTGTTTTGAGATTGTCTGTCTTCAGTCCTCAAGGGCAAGACCTCAACTTCATGACGAATTTCCACTTCTTCCTCCGGGGGGGGGGGTTGTGGTAGAAAATCTTCCGCCATATAAAAGTCAGGGTCAATTCTTGGGACTTCATATCTAAAATCGTTGCCCGCTCCGACGTAGCAATTGAATGGTATTTCACTTGCCACGTTGTCGGGGTGGTTCAACTCAGTATAGACATAGAGATTCAAAGTACCGATCGCCAGTTCATCTTGCGAGACAAAATTGGGATTGGTGGGATTCACGCATCGTTTCCTTGGAGTCGACGATACGTAAGGAACCGTCACCTCAAAAGACTTCTGCTCCATAAGATCAAAAATGAAATATGGATTATTAGTCAATTGAGATAACGATATGGCAGTTACGGGAGTGGTTTTACTGTTAGGGAAAAACACTGCTATAATTCTGCCGGAATGAAATTGCGTTGCTGCAAAATCAAACCTAAAAGCAATTGATCCATGCCAAAACTCGAAGAAACTACTAAAATAACCTAAAAATGTAGGTATAATAGCAGAATATCCAGTTTGGGTATAAACCGGTTGTGCGGGAACCGCATAATTAAATGAAGGGCCAACGACAAATGATTGTAAAAGCGTTCCTGGGGTCTGTGCATCAGTCCAGGTGAGTTGCTTAAACATCATCTTCGTAGCTATGATTTCAGAAATTTGAGATTCTTCTTTAGGTGCTGCTGAAAACGTTGTATCCAGGTAGCCCCCCATAGGGGCGGCAGCCAACCTAACTGACGTATCAACTCCTTGCATATGAGCTAGGGGTGACACAACAGATAAATGATTACCTACCTTAATAAGGGGATCTGCTGGTTTATCGAGACTAAATTGACCGAGTAAGTTTCCCAATGATGAGAAACCTTCCCCGGCGGATTTAGCCGCTTTAGACCAGTTTCCTGTAATAATGTTCCAGATCGCTCCGACTCCACCTTTGCCAACATCAATAATGTTGTCAAAGACGGCGCCAAAGCCACCTTTTCCTTCCTCTGAAGGCTTCTCCTTTACGGGAGCATCCTTCTTAGGGGTTTCTTTCTTAGAAGTTTTACCTTCTTCTTTTGCCGATTCATGCCTCATTGTCAAATCAATGGTATGAGGCATAATCGGTAAATGCATAGCGACATCACAGCAAGATACTAAAGTATTTACTGTAACTGCCTGTGGGGCACCAGTAGCAGCTGCTAGTTGGTTTAGAACTAACAAATATACCGTGCCCATTTGGGGCGAACGTTCTCTTGAGTTGGTGGTTAAGTATGCTAAAATGTGCTCGAATGGTATTTCGAGAGCAATTGAGTTATTATAACCAGCATCTAAGATAGCGTTCGGTTGACCGGTGGCACTGTAAATATTTACCAACCGGTTTACGGGAAATGCTCCAATTGTAGCCAACATTGACTCAAATGGATCATAAAATGCTATAAGTTTACCTAAATGAAATTTTGTAGAGTTCATTTGGAAATGAACTTTAACCGTAGGTTTAAAATAGGTATAAGTTTGTAACATTAATTGTTGAAAATTAGGGATCGTTTCAAATATACTGGGTATCGAAGCTGAATACAGCTGAAAACCAGGTGTCTGAGTAGCGACTGTCCAATTAACAGAATTTACTAAAACAGGATTCTTTAAGATGTCTAGATTAGTCATCTCGCCTGCTGGCATAGCCATTATGTCTTGTGCGTGGATCTTAGATTGAGTTGGGACAATATATCCTTCTTCAACCTTTAAAATACGCTGATCCTCATAAGTAGCTTGTTCTTCTTGTGTTACGTTAATAATTTCTTCTTCGTTTGGGTTAGCAATGCGTTAATTGAAATAGCGAACGACGCATTAGTCGTAAAGCTAAGTTGAGATTCTGCTTTGAGGGGATGCCTCAGGGGCAGCCTATTCATAAATACAAATCCCTAATTTTAAAAATAAATGCATGCAATGCTTGGATGTAAATCTCTGGTGTAACCAATCTTATACAAGATCAAGCATTCATTTTGAAATACTAATAAATGTAATTTAAGTAAAATTATAAAATAAAATATGAAAAGAGTTTCCAATAACAAGGTCCGTACAGTTATCAAACGTCTATACCACAAGATATTGTATTCTTTCGAAAACAACTCCTGAAGTTATAGTCATTCGACACCGTCCAGATCAACGAAAATAAATCTATTATGAGTAAATCTATATCGACGTTGGAATCAGAATATGGGGGGAAAACCCC